CAGAGTCTCATACGTTTTAATCGTCTCAGCCTGCGCCTGCATTCGTGTCTTCAGGGTCTCAGCGTCCTGCTTCTCGATATCGCTAATCAGCTTTTCCGACTGCATGTTGATATTGTCAGTGATGGCAGTCTGCTGTGGGTCTGGTTGTTGAGGCTGGTTCAATCCCAACTCTTCCGCCTCTTCCTCTGTCGGATCAACAATGCCCTGCTTAATCATCAGACGCCGAACACGTTTAGTTAGCTCGTCGTTCTCCAATACGTTCAGGTTCTTAGCGATCAGATCGATTGCCACCTGTCCGAAGATAGGATTACCATTTGCCAGTTCGATTAGTTGTGATGCTGACTCCTGCCGCTGGGTGTTAAATGCTGGGCCCGTATCCACATCGACCGCATACTTTCCCGCGGTCAGGTCGTTAACAATAACCTGCTCTCCGGTCTGCCGGTCAATGATCGGCTGATTGAAGTCATCTAGCGCCTGCTGATTAATCTGCACCTCTTCGCTGGTTCCGTCGATATTCATCACGCGTACAATTCGGGCTGTGTCATAAATCTTCGGGATCAGGTCGACAAGGATCTCCCCTGTATATTCCTTCGACTTATCTAGGTTATCACTGAATATAAACGATCCGCGTTCACCCTTCTGAGCCTGAGATATTACCGACTTCTCACTGAGTAGCTGAGGTGCATCGCCCATAGCAGCGGGAAAGATGCCTGTTGTCGCGTGTATGTCTCTTTCGGCCTGTACGGTCTGCTCTATCATGGCCTGCTGAACTGATGGCGCGCCGCCTCGCTGTGGGGCTCCTGGTGCAGCTGGGTCTGAGTTGTACAGCATGAATGGATGGTTTTGAGTGTTGAATGTTTCTAGCTGATCAGTGTGACCTTCTGCCTGCTTAGTGGTAAGCCAGACGGGGTCTTTAGGCGTCAGCGCTGTGGTTTCAACCTTCGCTGACGTTTCATAGTTGTAGATTCGCGCCGGGTCTTTTGCAAAGCGCACCAATCCCCTTACAAACGTTTGGCCCTCAATCTCTGTTACCTTGCCGAACAGCGGAATCAATGGAATGTATTTACCCGCCCACTTCTGAGCCTTAGAGATAAACCCCGATCCGTTCATCTTGCGCATTTCAACCCTGAATGAATCGACTGAACGCTGACGCTCAATCGTCACGCCTCCCTGCGCTAACTCATCAATAACCGCTTTCTCTTCGTCAAGATCAATAACTCGCCCGTCTGACATCAAGGCAATCTTTCGGGTTATAGGCTTCTTAACCCAATACTCTGCAACTCTGACAGTATTGCTTTCGCGGTTGAACCAGGATGAACATGATCGAAGGTTTGTAATGTTCTGATCGAAGCTAGTTGCCTCCGCATCAGGGAACTGTTCTTCAAAGTCCTCAAGCTGCATCTCAGTTGTCAGGAACGCCCAATTACCATCACGCTTGTCGTATTCTTTTGCTGATGGATCGAACCAGAGCGAGGTAGTGGCCGATGGAATAGGCTTGATCTTGATGTCTTGCTCGAAGCTATCGTCATCGTTGAACTCGGTAATAACACGCCAACCGCCGTACCCGCCTGCAATCTGCTCATCAAAAGCCGAGTCATAAGCGTTGGATGCTTTTGATTGGGCCTCGATGTTGCGGATTAAACCGTTGAAGATGTCGGCTCTATCTTCGTCAGCTCCACCAGATACAGGCCTAACCTTGATATCTGTTCGGTTCTGACGCTGATCACCTGTTACCTGATCCAATGCCCCTGCAATACGGTTGATCGTATACATGGGCCGACCGGCACGCTTCTCTTTGGCCAAATCATCCCACTGCCCATCTTCTGTATGAGCAAAACGGATATCTTCAACGCCTAACTCACGCTGATTCTTCTCATTGTCCTGGACGACATTAAACCGCTTCAAGGCTAAGTCGTGATCTGTTTTGTCTTTATCGTCTGCCATGCCGTTACCATTCAGATCCGAAGTTTAGTTTTATTGGCTTCTTACCACTAGGTGGTTCATATACCACGCACATCAGGCCGAATGCGTCAGCACCATGCGACGCCCAATCATGTTCCGGTCCAAGTCCGATATTCCTTACCTCGTCTTTCTTTTCGTGATACCAGCCTAGAGCGTCTATTCCGCCAGCACACTTTGACTCATTAAACCACATCGACGGGAACAGCCTTCTTACCTCTTCTATGCGTGCTTTGGCTGCGCCTTTGCCTTGGTTCGGAACAACTGTAACTTCGTACCCAGCGCCATTAAACGCGCTCTCATATGATACATCATACACTCGGTCATTAGTTGAGCCGTCATGAGGTAGCCAAATCTGCGTATTTGATGTGGTATAGCCCTGCTCTCTGAGCCATTCAAGATGTGCTCCGAGTGGCTGACCCTGCACCTCGTAATAATTAAGAACCCTGATCTCTCTTCCTACAAACTGAGCAATCCACATCGTGAACGAATCTGCTTTTGCTCCTGTGCCGCCAATATCAACGAAAGCCCTATACGTCATCAATGGATCAGCTGAAACCTTTCCTAGCCTGCCCTCTGTCCTGGCCTGTGCTAGTGACTTAGCGAAATATGCGCCAGATGTGATCGTTGCATATCCACCATCCCAAACATGATCATATTCCTCTGGTTGCGAATTAAGGCAATCAAGGCGCTCTTGCTCAAGCACTGAAGGGAACCAAGGGTTATCACACCAATTAGCCCTGACTACTCTTGAATCTGTCGGCCCTTGTCCTTGCCTAAGCAGCATATCGACTGGATCAGTCTTGCGGCGTGGGTTCCAGCTAAACCACATCTCTGACCCTTCGGCCCTTATGGTTGGCCGTAGCAGCCTAAGAGACACGGTTGATAATGTCTGAGCTTCTTCAATCCAGGCGCGTTTAAAACCTTCCAGTGATTTGATACTTTCCGCAGTGTGATCCTGCATGCCTTGGAATATGATCGCGCCATCACCAGGAGTCTGTATCACATCCTTGAATACCTTGAACCCGTCTGCTTCGCCTAGCCTTAGATCAGACAGCTTTCCCTCTAGTAGACGTTTTGCTGAGTCCTTTAGCGATTTCTGAACCTCTCGTATGCAGACAGACAAAAGCCCCTTTTCACAGAGGCTGTCATCAATAAGCATTTCACCGAAGAAGTGAGACTTCCCTGATCCCCTGCCACCCCATGCTCCTTTGTATCGGGCTGGATGTAGCAGTGGAGTGAATACCTTAGCTGTCGGTATCTGTAGCGTCGACAATGACACGCTCCACTCTCGTGATGGTTTTAATGTCTGCGCCCTCTTCGCCTACCAACTCTGTCTGCTTGATGTCTGGTAGATATTTCTTGATCAGTGCCAATCGTGTGTCGGTCGCTGCTTTAAGTCGTTGTACTTCAACAGCTTCTAGAGGTTCCTTCAAATCTGCTAATTCGTCAGCAGTATCAATAACCTTTTGAATCAACCCCCTAGCCTTAAGGGCCTCCAAAACCTCAGCCCTTTTTGTCTCTCTTATCTTGTTTGCCCTGCTCTGTCCCTTGTTCATATCAGCGCCTCTTTAAGCCGTGCGATAGGCTTATCGTTTATTTAAATGTTGGCTTGCGTTTCTTGCTCTTGCGCTTCTTCTTCTCTTTCGGTGTATGTCCTGGCACAGTCTTATCCTCAATCTAATACAGTGATGTTTCGGTAATCGCCTACAACTTTGCTAGTGCTTGAAATATCAGCCTCCCCCTTTACTCTCCACAATCCCGAGATATCAAGGTCATCGATCTTTGTTGTGTACTCGAGGTATTCGTTAGCTGCAAAAATCTCATCACCTACTGCTACGGCTACAGTCCCGACAACAACGCCATCAACTCCATTCCTGATGATTGCGTTCAGGGGCTGATTTGAACTTGTCTCTGCGTTTGAATTCTTCGGCGTCCCGTTCTTAGGCTGCAAGATGAAAGTCAGGCCAATGTTGGTCGAGACATCCTGCCTCATGTTCGCCCTTATGACTTGGCCGAACTCGAATTTGTTTAGATCTGCCATCTTCCCCGCCTCTACGGTAGCTTGTTATTGCACTCCAGCAAGATCGAATGCTCTGCGCATTAATTCTAGCTCTTCGCCTTCCACTAAACCTCTTGCGAAATACTCAATGCCTACGCCTTCAGCCATGCTTACAGCTTTGTCCATCAGCCTGATAGCTTTCAGCAGTTCTTCTTCTGTCATCTCGTCACCCCTACGGTTCAATAACTCTTTGTCGCCTGTCCTGATCCGTCGAATCTCCAAGGCTTGCTTGCCTTCTGGATCTCTGCAGGGTTCATCTTACGCCAATCCCCACATTCTTTGCATCGAGTGTAGGTCATCGGCTTATCTTTGATCTTGAAGCAGCCTTCACACATTACCATGCCTTTGGTCTAGGTCAGCTCTACAAGGCTCAGGTCAATCTCATTACCCGCCCCGATAGTGACCCTATAATCAGTGTCAGCTGACAGTGAAATCAAACCGTCTCCTGTTGCCGAGATAGTGCCGTCAGTCATTGTCTGGAATACGCCACCCTCTGGCTTTACTTCAAACACAATCGTCCCTGCGGTAATGGTTGCGACGAAGCTGTAAACACCTCGCTTCTTCCTAAAAGCTTTGCCGCCTATTAGTAATGCCATCTATCTATCCTCTATGTGAAATTGCGCGGTGATTGCCCCGGGATATGGTTTACTTGCTCAGGACCAGTAGCTGCAGTGCGTCCAGTCTCTTCTCCGTTAACATCATACTCTATATCATCAGGCATGAAGTTCTTAGTGCGTGGATGAGGTGGGTATTCAGGTAATTGTTTCCCCTCCCAATACCAAGCGCCTAATACAAGAGCGTTATTAGGGGTCGGGAATATTGTTTCAACTGCAGCCATTAGTGGAACAATGTCGTCTGTATAGATACTGAAGAATTCCCACTGCTTGCCACCAAAGGTTTCACGCTTGGTGATAAGACTGATGTGCCGTGGCTCAGGGTGACTCTCTACTGCGTCTTTAATTAGCTGTTGATCAGTGGTTAATTCTGTCCAGCCTGTAATAGTAAGTAGCGCGTCTTCTCGGAGTGCTAACCATAAGTTGATCATGTTAGATTCTCCAAGAAGCTGTCGGGCTGACCGAAGTTCCAGATGTGGTCTAGCTCGACGGTTTGGAAAGAATTACTCAAGGAGTTGGCACGGGTGCCGAGGTATATCGTATCCAGTAGAGTGGTGAAATCGTCCCCTGCTATGCCAGTAGAAATAGTGTTCTTAGCCTGCCCATTCAGCCACGTATGAATTCCGTCAGAATCTAGCCTACCCCTAATATTAAGTTCATCGCCTGAGACATACCCGCCCGATACTGTGAGGGTGTTCGTCGCAGCGACACCGTCGACAACCTTCCTAAGAACTAGCCTCGCTGTGATGTTGTCGTACCTGATTTCATAAGCATCTGTTGTGGAAGTCCCTGAGGCAAATGCGAATATAGCCGCCTCAGAGGCGAGATCAGTTCCACCAAACTGCGGCCTAACCTTAATCTGAAAGCTAATACCGTTCGCAGGGAAAGGCCAATTTCTTTTCATTAATGTCATTGAGCGGGTTGCTGTTACTCCGATAGTCTCAATGAATGACGACCCAAATGTCCCGACCTCAACGTTAACGTTCGTCAGTGTGCCATTGACTGTGCAGATTAATCCGCCTGCCGTTGGTGTCAGTGTAAGCGGAGAGCCTTCTGTTGCCACGCCTGCCCCGACTCCAGTTACCGTTACGTCGCCCGTGCCCTTGACGGTGATCGTGTGCGCTACCGCCGCTACGGTGATTGTCTGGGTAGCAGGTACAAATGAGTTGAGGAACAGATTAGTCCTAGGGCCCTCAAGC